AATGGCCCGGTGCCTAAATTCATGCATCAGTATTCTGATTCCTTCTTCCATGTTCCAGGGCTTAAGCATTATAACACCTTCATTTCTTTTAACTATTTCAGGCATTAATTTTTCCATTTGCTCTATAATATTTTTAACTGTCATTATTTTGCCTCCTTAACTGGCTTAGGTAATCCACCACTTACTAACATTTGAATACCTTTATCATAATCTTGTTGTAATTTTAATTGTTGTGCTTGATACCATCCATATTTTTGAAATTCTCTTTCCATTCTTATTTTTGATTCTCCTATATATCCTTGAGCTTGAGCGATATAACTTGTAGCTTCTTGAAGATACATAGGGACTCCCTCTAATTCTATTTTATATGAAGCCATTAAAGTATTTATCTCAGCAATTGCAATTTGAGCTCTCTGTAATTCTTGATTCGCAACAGATACAGTTGCATTTAATTGAGTTATACGCCCTTCTCCTTCAAGTTTTCTAGCTACAGCTGCTTCAGAATAAGCTTTAGCATAAGTCAATCTTGCTTGTACTTCTTTAGCATATCCATCAGCTTCAGCTAGAGCTGCTTGAATTTCTTTTACTCTCATATCTCCAATACTACTCCAATGCTGTATTGAAGTTTGAGCTCTCTGTATTTCTGATTGAGCAGTTTGTAAAGTTGCTTGAACCATTTCAGTATCTTCATCATTAAGCCAATATTGGGCACTTTGTGGTTCTGTATCACCATCCATAGTGGCTCCATCAATTAAATTTTGAGCTTTAATTAAAGCATCATTTACATGAGTTAATTGAGAATCAGCAGTTAAAAAAGTTGCTTCATCTCCAAATATAGAATCTCCATCAGCTGCTTCAAATTTATCTGCTGCGCTTGCTGCTTGGTCAATTGCTGTCTTTATTAATCCCAAAGCTGTGCTTATATCGCCTGATGATGGATTAGAACCTAATACGGCTTCACTATCATCTAAATGAGTATCAATAGCACTCATAGCTTCATCAACATCTGCTAAATTTGCATATGCATCATAATTAGAATTAGGCTGGTCATTATCTATTAAATTTTGCGCTAAAAGCAACGCATCCCTTACTACTGTAAATCTTTTATTTGTGTTATCCCAAAGTTCTGTTGTATCATCAATATCCCCAATTGACGTATAATAATCATCTATTTTACCACTAGCCTCATCAATTATATTGTCTACTTTATTTAATTCTGTTGTTATTGCCCCAAAAGCCGTTGTATCAATTGCTGCAAGACTATTCATTTCATTCATTTTATTCTGCAACACTTTAATTGCTGCATATAATACAACTAAATATTCTGCTTCATTTGGAAAATTGTCTATTGAAGATACATCGGAAGCAGTTATACTTGGATTTGCTATAACATAATAAACTCCAGAAGATGAAGAAGGTAATATATTTATTTTATTTCCTTCAATGTAATAAACGGGGTCTGTTGCTGAAGCATATTCAATACTTGATGAGCTTGAAGCTTTATGTTTATCCATTGGTCTTATTTGTCTACATTCAACACTTCCTGCATATACACTTCCTAATTGTCCTGTAATCATTGTTTCTGCTTCTGAATTGGCTGCATTTGAAGTAAAGGTTTGTTTTGAAAAACAATATTGTTTTAAATGAGGAGGGAGAATATTCATAACTTCTCTTGTTCCGTCATTCATCCATTGATTCATTTCAGAATTAGTTGCTGTCCCTGTTAATGCTTGTATTTGTGCATCAAAATTTGCCATTATCTACCACCATTCATTTTTTTAATTGACTCATCTATTGTAGTTTCATTAAATTCAACTTTTGTCTGCCCACTCCAAGTTGTCCTCATATTGACATGGTCTGATGTCTTGAAATTTCTCCCAAATACATGACCACATTCACATTCAGATGATACTTTCATATCAATATCGACAGTCTTTTCACAATCATTGCACCAATATGTTCTCATTAATATTTCTTCTTTCCTTTTTTCTTTTTTTGAGGTCTCCCTCTTTTACTTCCATATGTTCCTGTTCCTTGTGGCATTATCTTCTCCTTTTTCTTGAGTATAACTTAATATAACTACTCTTCACTTACAAATGTCTCACTACTTGCTAATGCCTGTGCTTCAGACTTAGTAAGTATACTAAAATTTGGATAAGATTTACTTGCACCTAAGTCTTGTAATGAAGATAACTCTCCATTTAACATAGAGAACTCACCTTTAATAATACAATATGCATCATCATGTGAATATCTAGGTGCTCCAAGTTTACCAGAGAATACTGCTTCATGCCAAGTAACCTCTGACTTATATGTAATTTCACCTGATTCTTCATCTACAGATTCTATTAGTTCTAACTTATCTTTAATTTCAGTTGGTACATTTGATTCCCATGCTGTTTTAGGAAAACAAAAATACATTTCATAATGTGCCATTATCTGTGACTCCTTTTACCTGCGTTATAATTTCTTTTAACTTCTGCTAATTCTAATACATCACTATAGAATACTAATTCATCTATCTGACCTTCAAAATGACCATCAGTTAGCGTTTGGTCAATCCCTATATATAAATCTGCTGTATCAGTATCAGGTGTTCCGCTTTCGCTTTCTGTAGTATCTAAGGCATCATTATAATAAATTTTATTTGTTGTTCCGTTCCAAGTGCATGTAACATATGTCCAGACACCTGTAGTTAATGCATTACCTGCATATGTGTCTTGATTAGTTCCATCTGCTTCTTCCCAGAAAAGTCTTATTTTATTAGTTGAATTAAGTGTTATTCTAGGATTCCTTGAACCTCCTGCACCATTATTTAGTATACAATATCCAGAAGAACCTGGAGTTCCTATAGGTTTCATCCAAAAAGCAACAGAACCACCACTTCCAAACTGTAAGGTAGGATTATTAGGCACTACTACATGCATCCCCCCTGCCTCAGTTACATCATGTAAATTCAATGCATTAGTATCTTTCTGTCTATTCATTAGAAATCCTTGAGAATCTCTTGAACCATCTGCTCCTGCTGTGATTAACATTGTTTCTGTAAAACTTGCATTACTAACATCGCCATCGTTAGTACCTGGAGTAAGTATATTTGACCAAGTAGAAAGTCCATTGTTTCTCCAATAACCTGATAAATTACCATTAGAACAAAGTTGAGCATCTAAAGCCTTGCCATCATTATATAATTCTCCAACTTCAGCAGTAGTTAATTGGTCTTGAAAAAGAGAGAACTCAGTAATAAATCCTCTATATTCATATGCACTAGTTGAATAATCTCCGAAGAATATATCATTCTGAGCTGTTGTATCAAGTGCGTTAGAACTGGAACCAAAAACATAACTTAATGTTTGCTTTTCTCCATTTATCCACATTTCTGCATCAGAAGAACTTAATGTAGAAGCTCCACTGTTTCTTTTCCAAGCCATAACGACATGAGTCCATTTATGCCTATAGTTTGCTACAGTTAATTCAACCCCAAATATATCACTATTAGCAGTGTTGAATCCAAAATCACCATTACTTTTAAGCCAACAAGTTGGTTGGTCATTATCTGTTCTCCAAATCATTTGATTGTCTTTATCCCAGTCTGTACAATTAAACCAAAAAGATACAGTATTCCATTGTCCATTTGTAGCATTAAATATATTTGTTGATGGATTTATTTGAACATAATTATCCGAAGAATCTAACCCTGTAAACATTGCCAATTGATTATAAGATTGTAATGCTGTTTGTGGTATATCAAGTTGTTGGTCTGCATCTGTCCAGCCCATAGCAGTTCCTACCTCTTTAACTGATACATCATCTATTGTAAAAGTAGTAGTTGCATCATTATCAGCATCAGCTTGATAAATCAATAATGCAGATGAATTATTAGTAGTAGTAATATCTGCGTAATATGCTTGTTCAGTTGTATCAATTGTACCATCAAGATTGTCATCACTAGTTCTAATAATATTCATTGCATAACCACCTATTGAAATGTTAATATCAGGAGTTGCTTTACCTGCTGTATTATCTAATAGAACAGATACTCTATAAGTTCTTCCTGCTACTATTGGATGAGCACCACCTGTACCATCTATTAAACTTAAAGCTAATTGACATCCTTCATTCCCACCATCTCCAGCTGTTACTACAGTCAATCTACCACTTCCATCATCTGTGAAAGTAGTAGGAGAACCATAACTGGTCCAATCAGAAGCAGATGCAAAGTCTCTATTTTTAGAGTCAGTTATCTGCTCATCACCATAAAATACAGTTGTTGCATGATTTTTGTTGTTTACAGATTTGACTGAAACATTGTCTATAGTGAAAGTTCCAGAACTTCCATTATCAATAACTATATTCGTATTAACAGCAGTATAATAAATTGTGTGAGTACCAACTGTTGAAATGGATTCTAAACTACTTCCACTATACCATCTAACATCTGCATCTCCTGACACATAATCAAGAGTTAGTTTATAAGTGACTCCTACAGTCAACGAACTTGTTGACGTTAAATAACTATCAGTCCCATCCGTAGTACAAGTTAATTGACCGTCAGATATTGTAAACTTATTTGAACTATCATGAGTTCCTCCATTAGTCCATCCAGTTAATGCAGCTGAGGTAGTATCAGTAGAAGTAGTATCACTAAAATCTCCATTAGTAAGTAATTCATCACCTAACCCTGTATTTGAAGCATCAAGTATATATGATTGTTGTCCTCTATGTCCATCATTCATTGGATACCATGCTTTAAGATTAGAGTTTGTTAATGATGTACCACCTCTATTTAAAGCTAATTGTTCAGGGTTAAGATAATCATATGTTGCATCTTCTGCTGTAAAAGCACCTTGCCAACATTGCAAATCCGACATTTTACCTTGCATAAGTCTAGTAACTGAATGTCTTTGCCCAATATATTGAAATATTAAATCAGCATGTGTTGTGGTATTTGTTATCTCTCCAGTTCCATCTGCTACTCCATTCACATAAAAAGTTACTGTTGTATCCCCATCATAAACAAATGCAACTCTATACCAAGTATTTATTTTTAATGCTGTATCGCTAACTCTCCATGCAGTACCACCGACATCCCATATTGCTAATTTTTCATTATCATTAATAGATATATAACTAGCTGAAATACTACCAGTAGTTCCTATTATATTTCTAAT